AACTGCGTGAACCATATTACTCATGGGTGTGTCGAAAGATGCTAACGGTGAACCCCATCAATAAAAAGGGCAATACCGTGCTCTACAACATGATTAGGTATTTATATGACAGGTATATACAGTATCACTAACAAGAAAACAAATCAAAGTTATATTGGGCAATCAGTTAATATCGAAAGAAGATTTGAAGAGCATAGACTGAAAGCTTCAAAACAAAATACAAAGTTATCAAAAGACATTTATAGATTTGGAATTGATAATTTTGAATTAAATATAATCGAGGAATGTTCAAAAAGTGAATTGAATGCCAAAGAATTATACCATATCAAAAAAATTAAGCCTTATTACAATACAATTGGAAAACCCGTTTCTGAAAAAACGAAAAAACTTATTTCTATAAAAACAAAAGAATGGTGGAATTCACTAGATACTAGTAAACAAAATAAGATTATCAATAACAACTTAACTGGACCTAAAATAGGTCATGAAGTTAAAGCTGAAACTAGAGATAAGATTAGAAAAAAACTAGAATCTAGAGATAGTACAATGTGCATGATTTTAGAAACAGGTATGGTTTTTACTAAAGTGATGTTTTTAGAAAAATATCTAGGAGCAAGTACTGGAACAGTTGCAGCGTATATGAAGGGGAAAATTAAAACAGTGAAAGGATTTCATGTTGTGAAGTGTAGAGACTAACTGCGATGAATGTAGCAGTGTAGGACTGAAGATGAGTTACAGTTCGAAGTGCGTGGCATACGAAAGTATGAAGAGATAGTCCACACCATTGCGATGATAAAGTAATGGATATTGTGATAAAGGATATATTCAACTAGCTATTAGAAGTGGTGAATATAGAAAAATTAACGTTGTAGATATCAAAGAAGGCGAATTTGTATCTTATGATCCATTTAATGAAGAACTGGTTGTGAATTACATTGAAGATCCACTAACAAGAGAATCTAAAAACACTATTGGATACTATGCAATGTTTGAAACAGTCAATGGATTTAGAAAATCGATGTACTGGTCAAGAGAGAAAATGGAGTCTCATGCTAATAAGTATTCAACTGCTTATAAAAACAAAGATAAAAAAGATTCGTTTTGGCATAAAGACTTTGATGGTATGGCTTTCAAAACACTTATTAGACAATTGATTTCTAAATGGGGCATCATGTCAATTGAGATGCAAAATGCTTATTCAAAAGATATGGGTATCATTGATGAAAAAGGCAATGTCAAGTACGTTGATAATGATGATGAGAATCTAACAGTTGTAACTCAAGATGAACCGAACATGAATGAAGTAAATGTTGTAGAACCAGAAGTAGAAGAAGTAACACCAACGAAAGCTAGCATGAATGATATATAAAAAAGTTGCATCTAGTTCTAACGGTAACGCTATGGTCTATCATGACATTGTCATGGTGGACTGTGGTGTAAACTTAAAGACTATAAAACCATATGCAAGAGATTTAAAAATGGTTCTACTCACTCATGAGCATCATGATCATTATAAAAAAAATACAATTGTTAAGCTAGCACACTTACATCCAAAGATTATGTGGTTTGCACCAGAGTGGTTAGTAGATGATTTAAAAAAAATAGGTGTAGATAATGTGCATTTAGTTGAAATGAACAAAGTATATCAAATTGGTAGTATTATTATTAGTCCATTTTACTTATATCATGATGTACCTAATTGCGGATGGCGTATTGTTAAAGACAACTTTAAAATATTTCATGCAACTGATACTTCAAGTTTAAGCGGTATTTCAGCTAAAGACTATGACTTATATGCTATAGAGTACAATCACAACTTAGAAAAGCATTTAGAGGCTATAGATGAGAAAAAAAGCAATGGTGAATATGCTTATGAAGAACGTGCAATTAGAACTCACTTAAGCTTTGAGAAAGCTGATGAATTTATCAATGAAAACAAAAAAGAAGATTCAGTAGTTTTGAAGCTCCATATAAGTACAAGGTATGTAGGTGAAGTGTTATGAAACAGTTTGTATCAAAAGGTGTTTATACATATGATGTAAAAGGCGAAAAAATGGTAACTTTTATTGTCAAAAAAGACCATGAACATTACATTAACCAAATGGTAAAAGAACTTCCAACTGATAAAGATTTGAAAGTTGAAATCAAAATCAATAGAGAAGATAAATCATTAGCACAAGTTAGAAAAGTATTTCAAATTATATCCATGATATCGGATGAAATCAATGGATCACATACAAAAGAAGAAACTGATAAGATATATGCTGATTTTGTAGAAGAAGCACAAATAAAGGTTGATATCATATTGGCACTTCCAGATACAAAAGAAAAATTAAAAGATAGTTTTAGAGTAGTAAAGATGTTACAAAGTGAAAGTAGGATAGTCAATGGAGTTGAGTTGTTTGTATTTAAACTCTATCCAGGATTAAGTAAATTTACAACTGAAGAAGCACAACGTTTTATAGAAGTAATTGTTAGAAGAGCAAGTGAGCTAAATATTCATACAGATTTATAAATTAAATAGGGAATGCAACCAAAAAAACCATCTTTCTTTCATTTCATTCAACTAGTTATCTTTAATGACAGTTGATCTCTCAAGGTTATTATCTTCTAAATCCCCCCCTGAAGATAATGACACACCTTACCATGTGGGTGGTTGCAAATATTGGCTAATGGGTGGGCGTAGTCAAACACTAAAGGGGAATTAATTATGAGCAAAAGAAGTAAAGCAACTGATATAACACCAAAAGTAAGAAAGCTAGTCATGGAACGCGATCATAAAAAATGTGTAGCATGTAGTGGAAGTTATGGTATTCAAGTTGCACATATATTTGTTAATCGTTCACATGGTGGTTTAGGTGTAAAAGAAAACCTAGCTGCCTTGTGTTTTAAATGTCACCAAAAACTAGATCAAGGTAAATATAAAGACAGCATAGTCATAAGAAACGATGCTGAATCTTATCTGATAAGTCACTATGGTGTAATCAATAAAGAAGATTTAAAGTTCAGTAAGTGGGGTAAATAACATGAATTGGTGGTTGTTTATACCATCAATGATTGGTGGTTTATACCTTTATGGATTGTTAGCATCAAAATTTCTAAAATATCTCAAGGAGAAAAATATGGAAAACGAAAGATCATTAGAACCAGCATATGTAAATCAAGACACAAAGCATATGAAGGTTGAAGTTGCATTTTATGTAACTATTGAAGGTGAATATTTTAATGCTGAAGAACTTGAGGAACATATAGAAGATGTAAAACACAGCATAAAAGGTAATCAAAACGTTAAAGAAGTTGAGTGTGAAAAAATATGAAGAGCGAAAAACTAAAACATAGATTATACATAGCATTTTTATTAATTGAATTGATGTTCTTGTTCATGTGGATGTTTATATGAAAAAGGCATTATATGAAGTAGTTCTAAGTTCAAAGATAACCGATTCATACTCAACTGAATTAATATGCAGTACAAGTTTAGAAAAAGCTGAAGAAAAAGCAGCTAAAAAGTATGGGGATCGATATATGATCCATGATGTACATTTCAATAAGGAGATAAAGAAATGACACAATTAGAAGCAGAAAAATACTATAGCGATAAAAGAGAAAAAGTACTAAAGGAACTGAAACCATTATTAAAAGATTTTTTTGGAACTAATGATTATGATTATGTAATTACTATGGGTGAAAATACCTATCCAAAAGAAGAGTATTTAAGAATTAAAACTACTAGAATCAATTGTTATTCTAATAGCATTGAAGCAAGTGTTGATGAAGCCGTAGCTTGGGTTTTTATTAAGATATTTGCTAGAAAACGTAGTTTAGGTGCTTTTCATAACCAAACAATGAAATACTTAACTCAATATTGGAGAGATACTAATGAGCAGTAAATTAGATTACGCATACAATTACTTATTATTGCAAGGTTATGAGAGAACGATATTAGACACTTTAAGCGAAGAGGAAATATTTGATTTATATTTTGAGGTGGTAGAAGATGAGTAAAGAATTAGAACAAGTATTAAAAGCATATAATCAAGTAGAGGAATTTATAAGTGAAATGCCGTTGTCATATAAAGGTTATAACACTCTTGGTGCAAGCGAATATATTAGCGATAGATTAAACGAGATAGAAGAAGCACTTTATGAATATGTGGAATTAAAAAAAGCCCTAACACCACCAACTCAAGAAGAAGTATGTAAGGCGTTGAGTGAGCATTTTCATTCAGATAGTGTTAGATATTCAAATATAACATTGATGTTCGAAATGTATGACCAAATTATATGCAAAATATCACAGTTTGGTATTGTATATTTTATGGACGGTTTGCCGCCACACTTAATAACACTCATAGGAAGATTTTACGAAGGAGAGATAAAATGAAAAACATATTTGAATTAATGCAATCGTTTGATGATAGAGGAACGGTTAAAATTAACAAGTTTGGAGAAGTAGAGTTTGAAACTCATTATTATGAAAAAGAATTTGACTTCAATCAGATATCTTATGATGAGACATGGGATTATGATAACGATCCAGATAAAGCACCTAAAAAATACACAAAGTCAGTAAAGTGCCCTTTACATCAATACTTTATATATGATGGCGATGAAAACTTGCCACATAAGGTTATCTCATGGTTATCAAGACCAGCAATCAAGACAGGCAATAAAAAGACTCGCAGTTGGTTTTTAAACGGTATTAACAAGTTTCTAGACACTAAGTTTACTGAAGAGCAAATGGAGCTGATTTACGTGTATTTTGGTAATGGTTGCAACAAAGAATTAAGGATAAAATTTGTAAATAGTGGATATGATTTTAACATCATTAAGAGACATGATGAGGAAGGGAAAGCTAAATGAAAGCAATATTATTACCATTTAGATCACAACACGCATATAATATCTTATTAGGTAAAAAGACATTAGAGTTAAGAACACGCATACCTAAAGAAATCATAGAACAAATTAAGAATAAAGAGATTGATGGCGTTTGGGTATATGGGTATGTTACTAAAGGTTATCCGTTGTTGAATTACATTGATGACAAATATAAGTTGATGGATAGAAAAAATCACACTATTTTTCACAACATAGGAATGTATGAGTTTTATAGTGATAATATTCATTTAAACGGTACAATACCATTTAGATTTTGGTTTGATGAGTATGAAGAATTAGAATATACTATTTTTATGGGTTTTGGTGGATATAATGATGACTTAAACGATTTATTATGTTTGACTGATGAAGAAATCGATGACTATGGCAAAGGCAAAAACCTATACGCATGGCACATAAAGAAGTTGCATATATTTGATAAGCCTAAAGCGTTGAGTGAGTTTTATAGAGGAACGTTTTATGAAACACCGTTTAAACTATCGACACTTAATAAAGGTGAGTATATCAACAAAGAAAAATGGTTAGATATGGCGACATTAAAACGCCCACCACAATCATACCAATACGTATGGGTAAAGGAGTAGATTATGAGTAATGTAAATTATGAAGATATAGCAAGACTTGAAAACTTACTTATAGAGATATGTGACCATCTAAACGACATAAAAAAACAAAATTCTAGTGAAGCGATAAATCGTGGTGACAAAGTCACATATAAAGGTGAAACATACTTTTATATAGGATACCTAGAAGGACATTATACTTTAGGTGATAGATTCTTAAGACCAATGATAGGTATCAATGATCATGAAAATATTATTAAGGTGTAAATCATGAAATATCATCTTGGACTTGGTGATCTCATAACACCACATAAATTCTCTGAAGCTACTGCAAAGAAAAAAGCCATTCAATATAAAAAAACATTTCCAAAAACAAAAGTACAAATTATACCAGAAAGTGAAGTGAAGAAAAAATGATAAAAATTCATTATCAAATGATAGCGCCAGGTAAGAAAACACACATAAACATATTAGGCAAGTATTACAAACTACCAGTAGCATGGGATTCAATCTATTTCAGTGGTTTAAAGCATGTTATAGGTTCAGATGAAGAAGATTGCCTTAATCGTATTAGAGGTCAGTTAAAAAGAAAATATGAAGGTTTTGTTGTTAGAAAAGTCGAAGGTGTTAGCTCATGATCAATAAAGTGATTCTGGTTGGAAGATTAACTAAAGACCCTGAACTTAAATCAACTCAATCAAATATATTCTTTGTTAATTTCACACTAGCTGTAAATAGAACGTTTACTGATGGAAATGGCGAGAAACAAGCTGACTTTATTCAATGTATCGTATGGAGAAAACCAGCTGAAAATCTTGCTAGATTTCAACGTAAAGGCAGTTTAATTGGTGTTGAAGGTAAAATTCAAACTAGAACTTATGAATCAGATAATGGCACAAGATATATCACTGAAGTTGTATGTGATAACGTTCAATATCTAGAATATTCAAATCAAGAAGAAAACACAAATAAAAACGAAGATGATGATGTATCACCACATGACTACATGAATGAAAAAGTTGAAGGTGTAACAGAAGAGGATCTTCCATTCTAAGGAGATGATGAAATATGGCTGACAACGTACAGTGGATCAAGTTTAAAGTTGGTACATTTGATGGAATATCATTCAAACGTATCAAGAAAGCAAAAATAGATGGTGTAGTTAATTTTAGAGATAAGTTAACTGCAGTATGGTTTGAATTACTAGATTTAGGTGGAAAAGTTAACAATCAAGGTTACCTGTTAAATGATGAAATGGCTTTTCAAAGTTACGAAGATATTGCTATTGCTATTGATCGTACAGAAGAAGAAGTTAATCTTTGCATCGAATGGTTTAAGAAGAACAATATGATTGAAATTATTGATGATATTTTACTTATTAGCAATTGGACAAAATATCAAAACAATGATGGTCTTGAAAAGATAAAAGAACAGAATAGAATAAGGCAACAAAGGTATAGAGAAAAACAAAACAATGCTTTACCTATGCCAAAAAAGAAAGATAACGTTAGTGTAACGTTACGTAACGTATCTTCTCTTATATCTAATTCTAGTTCTAATTCTATATCTTACTTCTCTAATAAAGATTTAAATAAAGCATTTAAAGACTATCTAGATATGAGAGTAAAGATTAAAGCTAAAGCAACTGATAGAGCTATTGAACTTATCATAACTAAACTAGATAAATTAAGTAACGGTAATGAAGATATCAAAATCAAAATATTAGAACAATCAGTTATGAATTCTTGGAAAGGTGTATTTCCACTCAAAGAAGATTTTATTAAAGAAATTAAAATACAAAAAGAACCAGATTGGATGGATGCTTATGTTAAGAATTTGGAGAAGATGGACAAATGAACAAAATAATACATGGTGATTCATATGAAGTTTTGAAAACACTTAATAGCGAAACAGTTGATTGCATCATTACATCACCACCGTACTATCAACTTAGAGATTATGGTTATCAAGAACAAATAGGATTAGAACCTAGTCTGCATGAGTATATTAGTAAACTAGCTTTAGTATTCAATGAATGTAAAAGAGTATTAAAAAAAGATGGCACAATGTTTATTGTAATTGGTGATACTTACTCTGGAAACAAAAACGGTAAGACTGATTTAAAGTTGCAATACATAAAAAATCAAAATATTAAAAAAAGAACTAACGATATGGCAAGCAAAAACCTAATGCAAATTCCATCTAGGCTATCTATAGGATTACAAGATGAAGGATGGATATTAAGAAACGAAATCATATGGCATAAACCAAATGCTATGCCACAGTCTGTTAAAGATCGATTCACTATTGATTATGAAAAGATATTCTTCTTTGTTAAAAGTAAGAACTACTATTTCAAACAGCTACAAGAAAAAATGAAAACCTTAGATATAACTTCTCCTAGAGGTAGTAAAGGTGCTATGCATCAACTAAATAAAGGTTTAAGGTTGGCCAGGGAAAGAAATCGAAGTGTTTCCTCAAAAAATACAATAGATATAAATCTAGATAAAGAAGAGAAATATGTAAATGAGTACCTTAGAAACAAAAGATCGGTTTGGTCTATAAGTACTGAATCCAAGTCAACAAAGCATTATGCAACATTTCCAGAAGAATTAGTTGAACTTTTATTAGAAGCAGGATGTAAACCAAATGGAGTTGTATTGGATCCATTCAATGGTTCAGGAACTACTACTGCATTAGCTAAATATCTAGGTTATGGTTACATTGGTATTGATGGTTCAAAAGAATATTGCGAATTAGCAACTAAAAGGCTAGAAGCAACACCAGTTCAAATTGATATGTTTGGTGATAAGCTATGAACAAGAAAATAAAACTACCTTCATCTGATATAGCAATAGAATACATTCAAGGATCAACTTTAAGAGAGCTTGGTATTAAGTATCACGTATCGTATCAAGTGATTTATAGATTGCTTCTAGAACTTGGAGTAGATACATCTCATAGAGCAGATGAGATTGATCATGATTGGTTATTTGAAGTTTACAAGAAAAATAGCATAAGAAAAACAGCTGATATTTTAGGACTATCAGAATCAACAGTTTTTAGATTATTAAGAAAATACAAAATAAAAACACGTAGAGTACATCCACCTAGAATGATACATAAAAAGATATTGGAAGAGTGGGAGCAAACACACAACATATCTCAAGTATCAATGAATCTAGATGTATCATACAACACAGTTAAAAAGGTATTAAGAGCAAACGATAAATTAAGCAAAGGAAAAGGTGTAAAAAATGACTGAACAAGAAAATAAACAAGTTATGATCTATGCAATGATAGAATCAAAAGACCAAAAAGATGCATTAATGATTTATTGCAATAAAATGTCTGAAAATGATGACATACTAAAAAAAGCAATTGAATCTGATGAAAAAGATTTCGACAAATGTTGGAGTTTTATAGAAGCAAAGGCAAAAGAACATTTAAAAAACAAGTCTGGATCAGTCAATCCGGTAACAGTTTTCGGTTGGGCAATTCATTACTTTTTAGAAACTAATGAAGTCTTAGAAGCTGAAGCAAAAGTCAAGATTGAGAAACAGTCAAAAGAACATACTGTTGATAAAGTAGAAAAGAAAGTTGAGAATAAAAAACAAGAAAAAGAAAAACCTAAGAGCAATGTTGAAGTTTTCTCAATGTTTGATTTTGGAGTTGATGATGTGTGATACATGAAGGCAAAAAAATATCTCCATTTGAATCAATAAATACATATAAAAAATGGTTAAAGTTACCACCTGAAGATGAAAGATATTATTCATTCTTACCATTAAAATATGCTAAAAAGTTTCATGAGAGATATAAAGAGAAACCACATCTATACAAGAGAGATGAAAAAGATGCATCGGATAGATGGTATGGTGATGATCGTGTTAATCGTAAAGCTAATGAATATGCATTAAGTGATTTTCCGTATGAAGAATTTATGGAGAAAAACTTAAAATATAAAAAAGATGCATTCTTTACTTTCTTGATAATGTGGAATGATTATATTGTGCTTCAAGAATGGCACTACTATGGTGGCGATATATACTATAAAGCACAATGGTATATGAAGAGAGTGATGTTTATTCATAAAGAGACACAAGAAGAGTTCGCATATGCAAAAGCAGCCTTTAAAAATATCTATATTATGATACCAGCTCAAGGAGTTAGAAATATGGGAAATTATCAGACTGCATATGATTATTTTTATACTCATGAGCAAAGGTTACAACATCCAGATTCTATTAAATTACTCAAATCACTTGAAAGATTTAAGTATTTGCCTATTGAAAAATTTGAAAAGATAAACTATTTTAAATTACTCAATGCTACAGAGGCAAAGATATACACTTGCGAACTTTCAATAAAATCTGGTGGTAGAAAGGCAGCTTCAGAAATACTTATATATAATTTGAACATAGATAAGAGTCAGTTTAAGAAGTATTTACCAATCATTAAGAATAACAGATCATTAAAGAATCAAATGGATAGAGATGCTCAAATAGAGATGGAAAAAACTCTGAAAAAACAACAATCAGCTGAAAGATTAAGACTAAAAGACTTAAATGAAGAACTTATAAAGATGAAGCCTCTTCAATTTCAGTATAATGACTTCATCATCATGACTCCAAAGGATTTTATGGATATGCAATTTGAAACAAACAAGTTAAATCACTGTGTTGGGGCTTCTGATCGATACCTTAAAAAAATTGTTACTGGTGAGTCTATGATATTCTTCTTAAGAAAAATAGATAATCCAGATGATCCATTTATGACAATAGAAGTAGATAACCGAGAAGTAATTCAAGTTAGAGGTCATACTAATGCGACAGACAATGAAATTACACAGATGATTAAAGATTGGTATATGCATGTTAAAGAAAAACTTCCAATATGTCAGGTATAGAAGAATGAAATGTAGTGAATGTGGAAACACTCAAGGTTATTATACTTACACACCTGTTGCGGGTAAAATAGCAACTTATTATAAGGGCGATGGCACTTATGATGCTGATAGTGGTATGAACGAAAGCATGTATGATGGTGTTACTTACAAGGAAGAACAAAAAACTTGTTACTGTTCTGAATGCAGTAAAAAATTATCTAAGAAAGAATTAGAGGTAGAAGAATGACATACATAGTAAGTTGGAATTACATTGAACATAAGTTTATAGAATCTAGGGTGGCAACACTAAAAGAAAAATCTTTAAACGCATTATTAAACAATAAAAATGTAGTGATAATTTCCATTAATGAGCTAGAAGAAAGTGAAGGTGCTAAGAAATGAGCATATTTGAATATGTATTGTTTGGACTTGCGTTTATTTGTATCCTAGCAATAGGAGTATGTTTGATTCTTATTAAAATAAATGAGATCAAAATAGCAAAACTATTGATCAAAGAAATGAAACAATTTGAAGAAGGTGAAGAGGAATGAAAAAAGTAGATATATCATTGTTAATACTTGTATTTGCATTATTAGTATTTGTTGGTGTTAACATTCTTCAAGACTACGGCTGGAAAGAAAAAACAGTTGAAATGCAAACTCAAATCGAAGAGCTTGAAATTCAGTTAGATCAAGAAGCACAAGCTTTTGATGAAAAGATTTCTGATATTTATCAAACACTTAACGAACGTTATGTACAAATGGAAGTTGGAGATGACAACTTATACTATCATTGCTCACTTGATGGAATGATTAAGGTTTGTGATAGTGTGAATTATCAAGAACAAATAAATGAACTACAAGAACAATACGCATACGAGATATTATATGGCACATTTGTTGGGCTAAACGCTTATGTAGGTATAAAAACATATCATGTAATCTTAATTGATGGCGTAGAGTATGAAACTTTAGGAGATAGCAATTATACATTTATTATAAATGAGCCATGTATGGTTGTTGTGATTGGTAATACATATCATTCAATACCTTTAAGAGAGGAAAAATAAAATGAAAAAATTATTTAGTATTATTACAGTCATAGTACTAGCTTTAATTTTGGTTGGATGCCAAGATTATGTACAACAAGATATTAATGCATCTAAGATTGATGAGCTAGAAAATCAAATCGAAGAACTTAAGACACAAATTGAAACGATACAATCTGAAACTCAAGAAGCAGATTATTATACGTGGACAGAAGATGAGTGGGAAGCATATTTAGATAATGTAGAATCTCGTTTAAAAGTACTAGAAGAAAAATCATTGCAGCATTACAAAGACATTCATTTGAATTCTATATACATTGAATGGTTACAAGAAGATTTATCTGAACTGGATCAAGAACTATTTTTAGAATGGCAACAAACAATCAAAAGGATACAAGAGTTAGAAACCTATTATAATTCACAATACAATGCAGATGAACTTATGACTTACAACCTTGTAAGAAGAAGTGATAACTATGTTCTCTCTCTAGAAATTGAAGAAGGTATAGTTAAAACTATGAGATTATACTATGAAGAAGGTTGGGAAAACGTGAACTATAATCAAACTGAATCTATCTATTGGAGAGATTATCTTGATGTGATCAATGAACTTGATAGAATGCTAGAAGTATATGAATATATAGGGGATTGATGATGAGGCATTTTATAAAAGGAACAATCAAATTAATCAAGAAACCAATCAATTTAAAAGATGCTCAAGAATATCTAGCTAAAACTAACAGTGAATCATGGGCGAATGAAGTTGTGAAAAACAAGACTGTAAATCATTTAGACATATACCAAGCAAAAATTGATGGATATGGTGGATCAATACTCATTGACTACACGATATTAGGTAACGAAGAGCAAGAAGTAAAAGACAATGCTAAATTGTTTAAGCTGCAAACTAAGGATCACTTTGGTTGTGATATTTTAGTCAGTGGTGAAGCAATTGGTCATACTAAGGAGTAAGTATGAAAGCATACAAGGAAGGGGGTGAAGCAAGTGGAAACATTGAATCTAGAGAAACTTGATCGAGAACATTTTGATAATGATAAACAGTATGAAAAATATTCTAAATCACACAAAGTTAATAACGAAAGCAAAGATAGTGATGTGTTAGGCAATAGTTATGTAGTGGCAATATGGAACTTAATCAATCTGTTTATTAAAGAAAAAAGTTGTAGTGATGATATCGTAAAGAAATCGCCAGACTATGAAGGGTTTAGCGGTATGCAAGTAGGATTTGCAAAAAATTGGTATGAAGGATTTAAAAAACTAAAATGAAAAGGAGCAAGTGATAACGTATGAACTTTCAAGAATTTGTAGAATTAAATTTACCAATAGGAACAAAGGTAAGATACAAGGATAATGAATGGCTATATGTTGGTATGGGAATTGAAGAGAAAGAAACATATATTCAATTAGCAAGAAATGATGAAAAAGGTTCTTATCCACATTATGCTTATATTGCTTCTTGGCGCGATGATGAAATTGAAGTCATTGAATATCCAGTAGAATATCTTGCACCAGCAATATACAAACAAGGAGATATTGTATATCACTATGAAGATAAGTGCATGGTTCTAAGAGAAAGAAACAACAAAGGCGCATATCATGTGTATAATCACGAACTAGATCATGGACAATGGCTGGATCAAAAAGAACTAACATTAGAACCAAGACCCTATATTGTTGATGAAGATATAGAAGATGATGAAGAAAAAGAAAAGAAAGGGGGAGAATAACATGAAAGACTTAATTCAAGTTAGATTCACTGTTGCAACTGCAGAGATTAAAGGCAAATCAATGATTGCAATATCTAAAGTGTTAGGTAAAGCACTTAAGAAAGTAGAACCACAAATCATGCGACTTATAGAGAAATCTACACAAGTCCTTGAAAAAAACTTAGATGATGAACTACAAGAAGGAACAAACAAACCTTGTGCTGATCCAGGAGTACCTAAACCAGAAGAAGGAGCTACATCAAGCAAATGATGAAAAAACTATTATTATTGTTTATAGTGATGATTATTCTAACAATGGTAGCTTGTAGTCCAAAGACCGAAGAAAACATCTTAGAAGCTGAAGTCATATCTATTGTAGATGGTGTAGGAGATCAAGAAGATTATGCATTAGTATCTTATCAACCAGGACTATTACAAGAAGCAAAGTTATACGAAGCTACAAATCCAGATGGATTCAATGTAGAAGTAGGCGACATTGTCTATATCAGAATAACTACGATTGTACCAAAGTTTTCAACAAGCGAAATAGAAAGCATCATCATTATAAGTATAAAAGAAGAATAACTAATATTAAAGACACTCATAAAAAGGTGTCTTTTTTTTTATGTATGCACAATAAACGATACAAATGCACCATATTTGATTGTCAGTTTTGTTTCAACTGTTACTATAAGAGATTAGCACCTTACATAAGAGACAAAATAAAAATAGAATGACAGTATAGACAAAAGTATGTTTATAAACTTCGCACCAATAGCGGGAAAATGGGTAGGTAAATAAATATGGCAAATAGATCAAGATATAGAGATTATTGGCTATCAGAAGATGGATTAGAAAAAATAGCTACCATGAGAAAAGGTGGTTACACAATAGATGAGATTGCAAAAACTATTGGAGTAGGTAGAGGTACAATCCATAGATGGGCAAAAGAAAATGAAACATTAAAAAACAACTTATTTCTTAATAGTGAAATAGCTATTGTAGAAGTTGAATCACAACTAATGAAGAACATTAAGAGTGGTAATCAAAGAGCAGTTGAGTTTTATTTGTTAAACAGAGCATCAAGTAGATGGAATAACAGACAAGAAGTAGAACACAAAGGATCAGTTGATGTAAATCATATTATTCAAAAACTTGCTGGAGATAAGTTTTAATGGCAATCAACACATTAGCATACATAGAGAACTATTTAAAGATAGTCGATAAGAAGAGTCAGTTAATACCATTTAGATTAAACAAGCCTCAATTGAGATTATATGAAGCTATTAAAGAGCAAGTGAAGTTAGGTAATCCTGTAAGAGTAATAGTTTTAAAAGCAAGACAAATGGGATTCTCAACGTTTATAGAAGGTGTTGGAGTAAAGGATGTATCAACACAACAAAATAGGCGTATGGCAATTGTAACGCATAAAGATGAAGCAACAAGAAACCTTTATAGAATGACAAGAAGATATTATGACAACTTGATACCAGAACTTCAACCTAAGACCAAATCATATAACGGTTATGGAATAGAGTATGAAGATTTAAAATCAAGTATTGTTTTATATACAGCTGGTGGTACTGGTATTGGTAGATCAGATACAATTCATTTCTTACACTGTTCAGAAGTAGCCTTTTGGCCAGGGAATAAAGAAGAAACATTAAATGGGTTGTTACAAGCAGTACCAAATGAAGAAGATACATATGTGTTCTTAGAATCAACAGCTAATGGATTTGATTACTTTAAAGATATATGGGATGGAGCAGTTGATGGAACGAATGGTTATATAGCATTCTTTGCTGCATGGTTTGAAGATGATGGATATGTAGCAGATGCAACTGACTTTGTATTAAACCAAAACATAGGTCTTTATGGTGATGAAAAAGAGATTATGGATTTATATGATCTCACACTAGAACAAATGGCTTGGAGAAGAAACAAGATAAAAGAACCAGGCAACAGTCTAGAGAAGTTTAAACAAGAATTTCCATGTAATCCATTAGAAGCATTTATAGCTAGTGGTGATTCAATATTTAACAACGAACGTGTTATATCAAGAATTGAGCATGTTAAAAAGCATATCAAACCACTTAAACAAGGTAGATTTAACTATGAAACCTATGTAGATGCAGATGGCATTATAAGAGTTAAAGATGAAACGATCAAATGGGAAGATAATCCTAAAGGCGAAATACTCATCTATGAAGAACCAGAAGTTAAGAAGGAAGATAGAAAGACACTAAGAGCACCATATGTTATTGGTGGTGACACTGCAGGAACTGGTGAAGATTATTTTACTGCAAAAGTCATTAACAACATCACTAAAGCAGATGCAGCTATATATCGCAAGCAAAAAGAAGATGAAGGTGTTTATTCAGAACAAATCTACTGTTTACACAAATATTATCATGATGCATTAGTAGGTATTGAAACAAACTACTCAATATATCCAACACGTAGATTGATGGAATTACAAGTTAGACAATATTCTAGAGAGAATTTAGACACAACAGCAAAAGTAATATTGGATCAACTAGGATTTAAAACAACAAACATCACAAGACCTAACATGATTTCATCATTTAAAGACACCATTAGAGAAACAATGGATATCATCAAAGATTTAGTAACACTTCAAGAGATGCTAACGTTCATTAGAGATAAGAATGGTAAAGCACAAGCTGAAGAAGGTAAACATGATGACATGATCATGGCAACAATGATAGCACATAAGATAAGTTATCAACAATCAGCATCATACATGGTGCATGAAGAAGAGAAAATAGATATCATTGAGCAATTCTTTGGTAAAAAACACAATGATACGGAAGGCGGTATTGATGAATGGTAATTTTAAGCAAAAAGAAATATCAACAACTTACTAAACGTGTTGATGATTTACAAGAAAAAGTAGCAATGGTAATTCATGAACTATACAGTAGAACAGATGAAAAGAAATCAGTTGTTTTTGAAGTATTAAAAGCACAGAAGAAAATCATTGATGAAAACCAACCAATCATTGATAGAGCAAGACTAGCAATGGGTATATCTGAACTAGAAGCATCTAAAGATAAACAAGACATTTATGATGAATGGATAAATGGCGAAAATAAGAAGGTAAAAGACAATGGATAAAGAACAAAAAATCACTCAAATATGGGAAAGATATCAAAATAGTTCTTCATACCTAGATGTTCTTGGACTAACAGACAAAATACCAAAATGTGTTAAGTATTATGAAGGTAATCAATGGCCAGCAGCAACTGAAAGAACTAAATCATTACCTAGACCAGTCATTAATATAACTAAATATGTAGCAAGAAATAAAAAGGCTGGTGTATTAAGCACACCTGTAAAGATCATGTTCAATGCAGAAGATGGAACTGATACAAAAATAATTAATGTTTGGCATGAATATATTGAAAAAGAACTACGTATGAAAGATATAGATTCAAGAGCAGTTGAAGAAGGTGCTAAAAAAGGCACATATGTATATCACTACTATTGGAATCCAGATAAAGAAGGATATGATGCAACAGCACAAGGTGGAGCAGAAGTAGAACTGTTAGAACCACTTAATGTAAGAGTAGCTAATCCACTAGACTATGATGAGCAAAAGCAAAAATGGATCATTATTGTATCACGTGAAGAACTTGATGCTATTAAAGACATAGCTAAAGCAGAAGGCATCGATCCGGATTTGGTAACAACCGATCAATCAGATTCATCATACATGGAAGAAGAACAAAAAGGCACTGATTATGTCACAGTGTTAACACAATATACAAAAGTTGATGGACAAGTGTACTTTGAGAAGTCAACTAAAGAAGTTATATTTCAAAAGAAAAGACCATTAACACCAGATGTTCAAGGAGCAATGGCTAAGTTATCAGAAGGTGAAGAACATGAATCCAAAGAAGAAGATGAAGCTGAAACTGGATTAGCTGGTACTAAATCTGATATTGAAAACAAAAACGAATACAAGTTTAATTTATATCCTATTGTTATTGGAAACTGGGAATATAGAGATAAATCAATCTATGGCATTGGTGAAGTAGAAACACTTATTGAGAACCAGGATATCATCAATCGGAACATAGCATATCAAATCAAAGCAAGAAGAGATATGTCATTGGGTGGATGGATGAAGAAAAAAGGTGCATTGCAAGAAGGAGAAACAATTTCTAATGCGCCAAATCAAATTATCACAGATCATACACAAGGTAATGATTGGGGTATCAAACCAATACCAGTAAATAACATACCACAAGATGGAATGCAATATGTAGATGCATTAATGACACTTATTAGAACAACTACAGGAGCAACAGAAGTCATGAGTGGTGAAGTTATTGGGTCAAATATGAGTGGTGCAGCAATAAGTGCATTACAATCACAAGCTAGAATGCCACTAGAAGAACTTAGACAGCGTTTCTGGCGTGTTAAAGAAAAACAAGCACTTATACTCATGTTGTTTTATAGAATCTTTTATACAAAGAGAAGTTTTACAGTTTATGAGTATGGTGATGATGGTAAAAAACATAATGTTAAGTATCAGTTTGATCCATCACAAATACAAAATAAAAAGTTTGATGTAGTTGCAACAGCTGGTGCTGGCACTACATATAGTGAGATTACAAGATTACAATTGTTAGAAAACTTAGCATCAAGTGGTCAAATCACACTAGAAGAACTCATTGATATGGCTGGAGATGAATTACTAGGTGATAAAGAAGAACTTCTAGAGAAGATCAGACTTAGAAAACAATCACAAATAGTCATGTTAACTCAAGAAAATGAACAAATGAAGTTACAACTTCAACAAGCTGCTGAAGTAATGTCGGAACAAAATAAAGCAGTAGCACAAGCAAGTCAATTGGTAAACACTAATAGAAACTTGAATATGACAATCTTAGAACTAGAAACTTTGGTACAAAAGACAATGGGTCGAATTCAAGAAACTATGGGTGATGCACAATTGTTTGCACAAGAATTAGCAAAGAGAGGAGCTAAACAAGATGGATCAAGCGACAGTGGACAAACTATTCAACAGCAAAATATTAAATGATGAACAAAAGAGAAATGTTGATAAAGTCAGTGAAGCATTTATATGTGTAGCTCATGTTGTAAGTGAACTACCAGATAGTAGAGAAAAATCATTAGCGATCACAAACTTGCAACAAGCCAAAATGTGGTCAGTAGAAGCAATAGCAAAGAATTAGGTATTAAGCCATAAGGCATAATATAAAAATCGCAGGTAACGCGGAAAAATCCACAAGGAGACAATATGTTAAAACTATTATTACAAATGTTTGCAGAAGGTGAAGACAATACTAATCCAAATGCAGACCCAGCGCAAACAAACGACCAATCTACCGCTGGAGATGGTCAAGAGCATCAAGAAGGTAATCAACAAGGTGATGATAAGACACCAGAGCAAATAGAAGCTGAACGTGTAGAAACTGAAAAAGCAGCAGAAGCTAAGAGATTAGCAGATGAAAAGAAAGCTGAAGATGAAAAAGCACGTAATGCTGAAGAAGCAAGAAAACGTAGAGAACGTGAAAAACAAGAAGCGATAGATAAGGCTAGATTAGATGCCATTAAAGATTTATATGATGTCAATCCATATACAAACGAACCTATTGAATCGGAAGATGATATAGAAGAGTTTAAAATTATGCGAAAGATTGAAAAAGATGGTGGAGATCCAATTACTGACTATCACAAGTACTTAAAGAAATATAACAAAGAAAAAGCACAACAAATAGAAGAACGAACAAAAGCAGAAGAGCATACTCAAAAAGATATTGAAGCTTTTAGAACTGCACACCCTGAAGTTCAACTTAATGATGTGTTAAAAGATGAAGATTTTGCTATATTCTCTGAAGGTAAGATTGGAAACGTTCCTCTCACTAAGATTTATGAAGATTTTCAAAAGTTTGTAGGAAAATATAAATCCGATACAGATAAGGCCAAAGAAGAGGCTGAAAAGAAAGCAAAAGAAGAAGCTGCACGTAAGCTAGCACAACAACAAGCAACACCAGGATCACTTGGTGGCGGTGCTGCTCCTAAAGAATTATACACTCTGGATCAGATTGATAAAATGTCCGTAAAAGAAGTTAAAGCAAACTTAGAGAAAGTGAATAAATCTATCGAGTATTACAACAAAAATAAAAATTAGGAGAGATAGATTATGAGTTTTAATAACTTTAGACCAACTGTTCATGCTGCAAATTTCTTGCATGAGATTGAACAAAAATTAGTATTCGCTCAAGCTTTCAATCAAGCATATGAAGGCGATGCTAAAAAATTAGGTGATGAAATTGTATTTAGTGGATTAGGCGATCCAACAATTTCCACACCAGCTAGTAAAAACGGCATTATTAGTGCTGGTGAAGTTGAATCACTAGAAGATGTATCACTAGTAATGAAGATTGAACAAGTCAAAACATTCTACTTCGGTATCGGTGATATTGATAGAGAACTTGCAAAACAAGGCGAAGGTATCTTAGGTAAAGGCCGTAAAAAAGCTGCATATAAGATGGCTGTAGTTATTGACAAGTATCTAGCATCATTGTTTGGTACAAAGACAGAAGCGAAGAAATTCTATGCTGCTGGTTCTGAACCAGCTTTAGAAAAGTCAACAATTCTAAGCGTTATCGACAATATCAAACAAAAAGCTGATGAAGAAGGATTAGGCGATTTATATGCAATCATCACACCACGTTTTAAGAAACTTTTAAAACAAGCATATGTTGACCTTGATACTAACAACTCTAAGATGATCAAGAATGGTTATGTAGGTGAGTACAATGGTATCACATTCATCTTGTCAAATCACGTGTATAAGACTGGTACATTGAATTCTACAACAGAAATCAATTACATTCCATTCATGACACAAGAAGCATGTGGATATGCAAATCCATTTGCGGAAGTTGAAGCTGAAAGACTTCAAGGTAAGTTCGGTGATGCAGTTAAAGGGTTAACACTTTTTGATGGCAAGATTATCTATCCAAAAGAAGTAATCGTTGCTAACGTTAAGTATGCCTCATCTGCACTTTAATAGAGGAGGATATATTACATGGCTAGAGCAGTAATTACACCTGTAAAGGTAGAAGAATTTCAAAAAGTTAGTGCTGATGTTACATTCGTAGCATTAGATGGTACAGATGGTGCTGAAGTAGCATGGGATGGTAAAGATGTCCACTCTGCAATTTTAGTCCAAAATAGTTCTGAAACTACTAACTATGATCTAACGATCAAAGGCGGTAATTCAGAATATGGTATTGCTGATTCGGCTTTCTCAATTCCTTTTGGTAAAACAAAAGCGATTGCAATTGAAAGTGGTTTCTTCAAAAATATCACTGGTGCTGACAAAGGTAAGATTGTCTTAACTGGGAATGCAGCTTTAAAAGTTGCCGTAGTTTACTTACCATAAAAATCTAAAAATAAGGAGATGAATTTATTTTGTCTCCTTTTTATCATAGGAGCGATTGAATGAAAACAACAAAATTAGGTGAAATAAAAATTGAATCATTGAAACTTATGTTTGCTGATTACGAAAATGATTATTCAGTAGATACACTAGATGCGTTATTGACTGATGATAATTATGGTAAATATCTAAGAGCAATGAATGGATCAATCAATCGTTGCTTTGATAGACTTAGAAGCGACTTTAAACAACCAATCAAATCACTAGAGATAGATAAAGGTGTCTCAGAAGAATCACTATTGTTTATTGATCTAGATGGTGAAGATTATGAAAATGTAGATTATATCAATAGAATTACATACACAGATGATTATGGATATCAATCTAGCGTTGAGTATGAACTAGAAGGAAGAACGCTAATCATACCAAATAGAGAAGGCGTTTATCGTTTAGTATATTATGAAAAACTTCCATACATCACAACTGAAATAGATACAGCAGTCATACAAATAGAAGATGATTTAGCTAGAATCATACCTTACTTTATTAAATCAGAACTTATAGAAGAAGATGAGCCACAAATGGCATCAATGGCTAGAGGCATGTTTGAAGCAGCATTAGCAAGAATGTATAAAGAACCAGAGGTAAGACAAAAAACTGTAGTTGATGTGTATGAATGAAGGTGAATTAAGTGAAAGATCGTAAATATTTTGAAATAAGTGGGTTCTTAGGTATAGATTTCACAACAAGTCCTTTAAAAGTAAATCAAAGAAGGGCTGTAAGTGGGGTCAATTTCATTAGTGATTATGGAACGCTAAAGAAAAGACCAGGATGGATTGAGCAAATACGTTTTATAGATAAACCAATTAAGGGTATGTATCATTACAAATCATTAACAGATGATTTCATGATCGTTAGAGCTGGGGATAAGCTATATCGTGTGAATAATGACCTTACATATGAAACGTTATATACCATTGCTGCTAAAACTGATGAACGAATTACATTTTATCCAATGAACGATAAAGTGTATATCGTGGGATTAGGTAAGTATTTAGTGTTCTATCAAGATGGAATTGATGATAATAACAATGCAATATATGTGATAGATGAAGTAAGAAATCATGCTACTGTACCAACAACAACAATATCAATAGATGATAGTTTAAGTGAAATCATCTCAAGAGCAAGTTTAGACCCTGTTAATTTGCTAACAAAGACACGCAAAAACACTTTAATTGGTAGAAATGTAGCTAATCTTAAATGGGAACTTGACAGTGGTGTTAGAGAGATAGACAGTGTTCTTACTGAAGTGTTAGTCGATATAGAACATTGGGATGGAACATCACTAGCATATAAAAAGTACAAAACATATCCAAATCAAGCTGGAGTAGAAGATTATTTATTTGATATAAGCGAAACCGAATTCATAGTAGGTAATGCTAAAGGGATCATTGAACGTGTTAAAAAAGGAACTGAAGCAGTCTATTATTGGGAACAAACAACAAGATCAGATTATTTAAACGCTAAAACACAGCTATATCATGATATCTCTGGTATAGCAACTGCAGTAGATGTTGCATTAGTAAATGGTTTATATCCACCAACTGAAAACTTATATGCAAGTAATAGTGGTAGTGTTGCTGTAAGAATTGAATACACACCATTAATTGGGGTAGAAAATCTATCTTCATATTGGAGATTAAGAGTAATAAAAGCAACGCCAGATAGTGGAGTTTATCAAAACATTACAATTTATGAAACCACTGAACCACCATTAGAAGGTGCTGATAATATAACAGTTACTTTTGAATCAAGTGATGTGATCGATGATAAAAATATTCAAAATGCAAGTATAGGAATTGTATTTGGTGTCAATGGTACAACAAATCAGTTGTTCTTAGCAAACGGAGCTATAGAACAGTACTCAATGCCTTATGATTTTAGCTACTTTCCAGATATATACATAAACTATGTAGGAGATAAAACAAATCCGATTGTAGGCTATTCTCGATTGTCTGATACAGCGTTAGTAATATACAAAGATAGCAAATCATATGAATCTAGATTATATTTTAGAACCATGACACTATCAGTTGATGAAACCAACGTAGAAACACGCTATAGACTATTTGATAAAGCAATTGATGTCAACATAGGATGTGATGCTAAACAAAGCATAGCAAATCTATCTGGTGATAACTTATTCTTAGCAGTTGAAGGAGTATATGCGGTTACACTTGGTGAAAACGTATCTGTTGAATCTAGACATGTAAGAGAAAGAAGTCAGTTTATTAATAAACATCTTGAAGGTGAAAACATATCCAAAGCTATTTCAATCGTTTTTGATAATAGATTGTATATGGCAGTCGAAGATCAAGTCTATGTAGCTGATGCACGATTTAGAAGTGCTGGAAACATGGATGATACATTCAATTATGAATGGTTTTATTGGGATAACATTTCAGTTAGTTCATGGTTAGTCAAAGATAATGAGTTGTATTTTGGAACTGATGAAGGTAGAATTTGCAAGTTTGATGATCTATTTTCAGATAGAACACTCATTAAAGCTGAACAAGGTGATGTTACGCTAACGTTACAAGATAATTATTTAGTGTATAACGAAGCAATACCAGTTAAAGAAGATGATGAGATATATGCAGATTGTTATATGTTGCTTATACCAAAATCAGCTATGACAGTTGAAACTGGTGTTATAACAGTAAGTTATCCGATTGACAGTATCTTAGAAGATGGGTTAGAAATCTATATAAGAGATGAAGCAAGTGGATTAAATGAAGGTACGAAATATACTGTTGTAAATGTAGCTTATGATCAGTTTAGTTTAGTTAATGTACTTGGTCAAGCGATAACACCGACACAAGGATTTGATGTCTTGTTGCATCTACTTAATAAGAAGATGTTCACAACCAATGTTGATGAAGTAAATTCTAAATTTCAACTTAAATCATATGTAGAAGGTGAACCAGTATCGTTAGTAAACTATACCCTGGATCCAATTACATTTACAATTGTGATTCATGAACCAGTACGCATGGTATGGTATAGTCCAATATTTGATTTAGGATCAAGTATGTACGCAAAAACATTGTTTGCAATGACTGTAAGTGCTGATGCATCTACAACCGGTGAAATCAAGTTTGGATTTGATACAAGAAACATTTCAAGAAATATCCAAAGCCTTAACTTCAAATCGTTTACATTTGATGATATAGACTTTAATAACTTTACTTTCTTAACAGCAATAGCATCTAGTTTTACAAAGAGAATCAAAGAAAAAGACTTTAATTTCATCATATTTAAAATCGGTAGTGAAACACCAACTAGTGCAGTGATTAACAATCTATCTATATTGTATAAGATCAATCAAATGAACAAAGGGATGAGATAGAATGGCTGTTAAAAAAATAACCGAATACACAATGGATTTAATTGAGAAGGGTACTGTTAAAACTTTACCAGATGATCCTTCAAGAGCTGGATATAGTCCAGATGTTATAAAAAGAAGAATGTATCAAGCAAATCGCAAGGTCATGGAAGAAATCAATGCGATTGTTGAACAAATTAACTCTGAATTAGAAGATATCTTAATGTCAGTATTAGGGGTATCAGCTAGTCAAATACATATTGGTGAAGAACCACCAACAAATCCTAATATTATATATTGGGGTAAAACTACAAATAGAGTAGATTAGGAGAAAATTATGGATTTAATGAAAAGAACCAAAGCTGAATTAGTTCAGACCATAGAAAGTCAAAAGACAACGATAGAGGCAAGAGATAAGAGAATTAATGAACTTCTTGATGAAAACAAAGGATTATATAACACTTCATCCTCTAGCGTTACAAAGCAAGTATCAGAAGTAAGAAGTAAGTACATGAAAGAAATATCAGACCTAAAAGAAAAGCACTCACAAGAAATTAAGAGTCTAAAAGGACTGATTGAAGTCAAAGAAAAAGAAGTTGAACGTTTTAAATCAGCTTCTGAAGTGGTTGATCCAAAAGATGTAGCTAAACTACAAAGCGAACTTCAAGCATGTAAGAAATTACTCGAAGAACGATCAAAGATGTTTAGTAAGTATATCTCACAATATGGAAACTTACTTAAAATTATGTCTGGTACATTAGGACAAGCAATTGATTTGAATGAATATATGGAAAAGGATGTGAAGTAAAATGGCTAAAAATCTTGAATTAAGAGAAAACATAGCAGGTGATTTTAATAATACCAACAGTTTAATATATATTAGAACACATATCGATCAAGTTGATGGATTACTAGATTCAAACGATAAGTTTTCACTTGGATTGATTCCATCTGCATTGTTAGAAACAAAGAAATTATCTGGTGTTATCACAGCTGATATCAGTTTAGATGATGCACTAGACTTGATTGCAGTTTATCATGACAATGAAACTACTCTATATCCTGGTAGTTACCTGATTTCGCAAGGCAAACGTGTTATATCAAACTATGCTAACCATATCATTCAATACAGTGATGATGGGCTTCCAGCTGGTGATTCAGTTACCTTAGAAAATGGCGACCATTTATTTTATATTAAACAAGGCACTGCATATGTATGGGGTGAAGTTGCTATAGATGTTTATGATACAGTCGGAAAGAATATTTTCGGTAGTATTGCAGAAATGTCAGAAGTTGTTCCAACAGCTGCTAACGTAAGTGCAGTAGTTACTGGTTATAGATGGGCAAAAACTGATCAAGCGGATTATGATAGTTCAGCTAACAAAGTGCAAAAGGTAATTAATATTGGTGGTGGAAGTTTACCAGATAAATATGATGCAGCAAGTGTATGGATGGGTACTAATAGTAGATGGACAACAAACAATGGCGATTATTGCATGAGATTAGAAGATAATGATGGCGTAACTTCATATGGATATACATATTGGCGATTAGAAGAAGTCGTTCCAGGTGGCTATCCAGATAATCTATTTGGCAGTGGTGAAGTAGCACATTATAAATCAGAAGCAAATGCATCACAACATATTTGGGGCGTTGTAAACGTATCATATGATATTGCAACTGAAGAAGCACAAGGTCTAATGTCTGCTGGTATGGTTAAGAAATTAAACGGTATTGAAGCAGGAGCTAATAAATACATACATGCTACAGATGGAGCAAATACAACCATTACGGCTGGCGGACTTGAAAAACTAGCTAGTATCACAGTTAATAGCTTAGGCCACGTTACAGCAGTTTCAAAAGAAGATATTCAAACTGGATCAACTTCTCAAAAAGGTGTGGTTCAATTAGCTGATGTATCACTAGAAGCAGACTGGAAAACAGCGCAAAGTGCTACTAAACCAGCTGCACCAAATGTAGTTAAAACAATGATTAATTATTTTGCAGGTTTAAAAATATATAACGGTATATCAACAGATGCAGCAACAGCAAATGCAGCACATGCTGAAGGAGCATTAGCATTATTTTTAACAGAATAATAAGTAAAGGTGGATTCTAATGGCAAAGAATTTAGAGTTAAGAGAAAAGATAGATGGATATTTTAATAACACAGATAGTCTTATTTATCTACGTTCTCATTGGGATCATCTAGATGGTAAGCCAGCAGATTATACACCAGCACCACATGATGCTACTCACAAAGCTTATAATGATGCATTGTATTTAGGTAAGTTAGCAAAAGCTGCTGATAGTAGTTTATTGGATGGAACTGATAGTGCAGGTTTTATTAAGCACAATGAAGTTTTAATGCCAACAAATCCTTTCGGTGGAAGAAAACTATATATAAATTCTATTGACAATGCTATGTATGCTGCAGATAAAAAATGGATTGTTACAGTGACAAGACATTTAGTATCTTATGGAGGAGAAACATATCCCAAATTAAACCCTGACTATTCATCTAGTTATACAGTTACAGGAACAGGTGTAAATAGGGTGGTAAGTGGTAATCCATCACACATTATTGTTTTTGAAGATAACACTTTAAAATCTTCTGGAACACATTATACATATAATTCTGGTACTGGCGCTTTAACATTTACATATACTCCGACAGGAACAATATATGTATATCCAGGACATGAAATACCTGAGTATTTAGATAGTCCAGTCAATGCAACATACGATGGCGTAAATTTATTTAATGGTAGTTATGAAAACAATGTACAAGCTCCAAATGGCTATTATTTAAAAGTAAGAATAACACCTAATGATAGTGGATATTCAATCTTTGGTGGGTATCCTTATGGAAAATTATTTTTATCTTATTATTATACAGGAACGCCAGATAAGGCAGAATATCGTGTATATAATTATAGTTATAGACCACACACACCTGGTTGGAAAAAATATGACATGCTTGATTTTACTGGTTCTAAAACAAGTGCTAACTACATTCAATATAGAAGTGATGAGGGTAATTACGGAAGAACTATTTTGGAATTTATCATATACGGACACGATACATCAGGTGGTGCTTATACAACTTCTCTAACACAAATAGACTGGCAATTGAGCAGACCGAATCTATCTACTTCTGGTGGAACTGTGACTAAATTTGGTTCAAATAAGTTATATCATCCATTATATTTAGGTGATAGAACAACAAACAAAATAGAACTTAATCCTAATGGTGACATTAAAGTTTATGGGCTTGAAATTTATCATCCAGGAAACAAACCAACACCTGCAGATATAGGAGCAGCACCAGTATCATTAGTACAAGAAGTAAGTGATAACTTTAATACTTTTGATAACTATACACAAGCACATGCAGCAGCATCTAATCCTCATGGTATAACACCAGCGTTGATTGGAGCAGTACCAACAGCAAGAACAATAGGTGGTATAAACTTAGTAGATAATATTACTGCAACTGAACTAACAGCTGCTTTAAATGTCGCAACAACATCATTAAAAGGTGTAATGTCTGCTACTGATAAAGCTAGATTAGACACACTATATGCTCTATTAGATGATAGTACTGATGGTAGTACAGATGCTCTAGTAGATAATATAACAGAAGTATTAGCTATATTTGCTAATTATCCCGAAGGTGTTAATTTACTTACAGCACTTGCTAATAAACTAGAAACAAGTGAAGTAGCTGAAGCAAATACTGCTAGTAAAGTAGTTAAGAGAAATAGTAGTGGTGATATATTTGTAAGATTACTTAGATCAGAATATGCAACTACAACTACTACACCTAATTACTTTCTAGTACAACATGCTGTAGGAGCTGGTGCTGATAATTATGCAAGACCATCAACATTAGCTCAAGTTAAAGCAGCTTTAGGTGAAATGCCAGCTTCTAGTATTTCAACTTCTGTATTAGGTTCTGGTACACCATCAGAAACAACGTTTTTAAATGGTTTAAAACAATGGTCAAGTATTGCATTTAGTGTAATAAATGGTGATTTAGAAACAAGTAAAGTAAACAAGTATGATGGAGATACAATAGGTGCTGCACTTGGTGATGGTTCGAAGAGTTTAAATTATATGTTGAAGTATTTAGATGTTATTAAATTAGGCGTAGGAGACAAAGCAGCAGATAGTAACAAGTTGGATGGTAATACGTTGGCAGAGGTGAGAGCTGGGGTTACTGCTTCTGATGTTGGTTTAGAAAATGTTGATAATGTTGCTGATGTTAATAAGTATGTTGCAGGAGTTAAAGAAACAAGAGCATCTGTTAATACTAGATTTTGGACAGGTACATTATCAGAATACAACGCTATTGGAACTAAAAGTTCAAACACAATTTACTTTGTGACAGCGTAGGTGATGTAGATGTCAATATACAAAGGAACAACAAAGATATTTAATAACATAAAAGGCACTACACCAATAAAAGTATTTAAAGGTTCAAGCCCAGTGTTTTCACAAATGACTGTTAATTTTGATGAACAAGGTGGAAGTGCAGTTAGTAATAAATTAGTGTATTTTGGTGAACAATATGGAACACTTCCAGATTCAACTAAAGCATACTATGAATTTACAGGATGGCAAACTGCTATAAGTGGTGGTTCTACAGTACATGAAAATGATATTGTAAATGAGGCATTAGATCATAAACTATATGCAAGGTGGGCAGCTCAACCAGTTTTAAACACTGGTGATATTACATATGAAGAAAATTCACAATCAACTTTAGTCTATTATGTAGAGAATACAAATCCGTTTCCAGTGACTTGTTATTATGAACATACTTCTTCACCACCAGATGCAAATTCGGTAGTTATTGAAGCTTATGGAGCTACATTTATAACATTTACTGGATTAAGTGCTGGTACTGGTTATAATGTTTACTTTATATTTGTTGCAGATGGTAATTTATCAGCAGTAGTAAATAAATACAACACTACACAAAGTGCTGGTGGAACTAATTGGGTATTAAGTGGTGCTTCATTATCACCAACAACATACGCTTATGACACAACTGTTACAAAATCTACACTTGTAGGACAATCATGTTTTACATCAGCAGAGTTAGATACATGGTTAACTGGTGCAAATCCACCTGGAAATTATGCAGTAGGACATGTAATCAGAGTTTATCATAGAAGATTAATCACGAAACCATCAACATATGCTGACTGTGGTTATTACTGGTTTACAAATCAATAAAGAGGAGAATGAATTATGAACGAAAAAAGTAAATTCTATAAGATTGGTGCATTGCTTCTTGCACTGATAGGAAGTAACATTATTACTTTTATTATCACGCAACAAATACAAGTTGATGCAGATTGGGGTGTAATCATTGAAAAAGCTATGCCGACTGTTATATCAACTTTGATTGGTATTGCACTGGTATTAGGCAAGCAAGATGTATTTAACAAGATATTTGAAACCTTGATTGCTAATGCAACTGAAACCTTTTCTAAAGCTGCAACCAATGTAAACAGTGTAACTACATCTACAAGTCAAATCAAATCAACAGTTCTTGATATGAAAACAGAAAATATTGAACTGAAGCAAGAGATATCAGCCTTAAGGGTTGAAGTGAAAGAAGCTATTAAGATTAAATCATCTGTTGATATCTTAGTTAAGAAAATAGATGTCATGGTTCTTAATGATCCAAACTTGATTAAAAACGGTGTAGCTAATAAGGTTTTAAAAGTAGGTGAATCGGATGAAAAAACGACTTCTACAACTTAGTGGATGGTTAATAAGTTTTCTTCCACTAGGTATTTATGTCGGATTGAATTTCGATAATTATTCTCCTGATGTAGTTGAAACCGTTAAATTAGGTATTGGTGGTACTTCAGTTGCTGTTATAACAATCTTAATGGCACTAGGTAAGATGAACATACCTAAAGGTGTTACTGGACTTGTCATAGCACTAGCAATAGCATGGTTGATGCAAGCTATCATAGCTGATCTAGTAACCTTACTATTCTTTGCAACAACTGGTCGATTAGGTGATGTAATACTTATACAACCACAAGTTAAAAGAATTGCAAAGAAGAAA